TGTCAGACGATGCGCGCACGGTTCCGTTCGGGTTGTATTTCAGCAGTGTGTCGTTTTGCAGTCCGTACAGCCAACCATTCGCGAACAAGTAGAACCCGGAATCATTCGCCGTGCCGATGGTCATGTAAACGGTCGCAGCCCCCGACGCGGGGTTTACCTGATAGATCGTCCCGCCCACATCCGCATAGATATATTGGCCATCCGTGAAGTAGGTGCTAGGCGCGCTTGGCAATGTGGTCGCGATGGGTGTGAACTGCGGCGGTGAACAGGCAACGAGCGTCGTGCCGCTGAAGTAGTAGAACAACCCACCGACGACCGGCAGCACGTTGGGAGTGAAAGTCGGCAAGTACCCGGACGGCAACGGATACCGAATCATTTCCGGCGGATAAATGCTGCCACTCGGGCCGTTCAATCCAGAGGCATCGGTGCCGCTGGTCTTGGACGGACTGCACGCATAGTTTTGCGCGTTCAGCGCCCAAATGGTGCCCCCACCGATGGCGCAGGCACTCGTCCAGGCGCCTTCCCCGTAATAGTCATCGCTGGCAAGCACACCGCTAAAGAACGGAGATTGCGGCGGCACGCTGAACATTGCCAAGGACGCGACCGAGGCAAACCCAGTGCCGCCCGGAAGGATGACGTAGTTTCCCGGATTGCCTCCGCTGGGCGGGAATATGTAGGGATTGGTGACTAATGCAATGGACTGGGTTGCCAGATTGATCGCAACGCAATCGGTTCCGGTGGCGCTGATTGCGCCCAGCAGTGCATAGTCGCCTGTCGCATTGACATTGCCGCAAGCAATTCGCTGCACGGGAAGTTGCGTGGCTGGAACGATGACGGACGGCGAATCCAGCGTTCCGGTTTCGACCACCTCGAACGTAAGTGGTGGAATCGAACCGCCATAACCGCAGTTCAGCGCCGGAAACACGATGTAGGCGACGCCCCGGTATGCGCAGGCGGTGCCCATCTTTCCGTATTGCGGCGACCCATAGCTGTACGTGAATCCGTTCTGCAGCGTCGTCTTCTGGTACGGGACGCCGTTTGCGCCATTGGCCGAACCGTTCGCCGCGATGGTTGCATCCGCCGTCTGCAATGCGGTGCCGTGATACAGCGTCCATGTGCCCAATGCCGAGCCGCCCGTCGAGTAGATCGGCTGGTTGTTCGCGGTGAAGACGTGATAACCGCCCTTGGGCTTGTTCGGATCCATGCTGGGCACGTAAACCGGATGCCCATCATCGAAAATCAGGTCGCCGCCTGCCCAGATACGCTTGATTCCGCCGATGCTGCCCTCGCACAGCGCAAATGCAATCGCGGTAACGTAGTACCCCTGCGAGCCGGTGCCCTTCTTGCCCTTGCCGCCGCCAGATTTGCCACCGCCGCCGCCCTTGCTGCCGAACTTGCCTTGATCGCCGCCCACCAGTTGCTTGTCGGTGGCCCAGATGATGTTGCCGGCCACACGCTGCGTGCCGAAAATCTGCGGGATGCCAGTTCCCCATGCCGCCGTTTGGACGTGTAAATCGGTGAGCGCGTTGGGCGGTGCCTCGCGCCCGAACATGCTTTGTTCGATGATCGAACCAACCGCCTCACCGACGCCCCAGCCGATGGTCGCGGCGATACCAACGCTGGGCGCGAGCCATGCGCCGATGCCGCCGGCGATTAATGGGATTGCCATTGCCATCGGTCAGCCCTCGACCCACGGCGCGGCAAGCGTCTTGCGATGGCGCAGCCGCATTTCGCCGGCCAGCGGCATGCGCACGGTGCGCCCAAGGCCAAAGTACGCATGCACGATGGCATCGTCGCCGACGTAGAACCCGGCATGCGAGCACACCCGGCCATACTTGAAAATCAGGATGTCACCCAACCGGAGTTCATCGGTTCCGGTTTCCTCGCATCCCATCGCCAGCGCGGTTTCGACCAGCTTCTCTTCGTTCTTGTGCGCATGCCACTGCGGCGAATATGCGGGCGCAGTCCAGTCCGCCGAGATGCACCCGAGGGATTGGAACACTCCGATAATCAGCCCGATGCAATCGCAGCCGAATCGCTTGCAATGCTGATTGTGCTTGAACGGCGTGCCGATCCACGACAACGCTTCGGCCACAACGTCCTCGCGCGTCACTGTCACCAGCGCGTTCATTGCCATTGCCTTTCGGGCGTGATGTCCGGGAAGCCGCCGAAGTTGGCGACGTTGTTGAACTTGTATTGGCACGCGCCCACCGACTTGGAACAGCCGGCGGTGATCGTGAACGTATCGCCCACGGCAGCCGGGCGACCCAGCGGCAGCAACGTGTAAAGCGTCGCGCCTTGCATCGTCTTCACATCGACCGACATGCCATTGGCTGCGCCGCTGGTCATGGTCAGGATGCCCAGCGCGAAGTAATCGCCGAACAGCGGCGCGAATCCGCCATTCGATGCGGTGCCGTTGTCCACGAACGCCAAGCCGGTCACGTTGGCCATGAGCGATTGCGCTTGATTGCCGTACACGTTGTAGCTGGCCGCGCCGGCCACGGCAGCCCATGAAACCGTGACGATGCCGCCGCCGGTCGGCGGGTTGTTCGGGTAGACGACAGTCGCGGTGATCGGGCTGGTCGAACTTTCCTGCCCGTGCGCATCGATGGAACTGACCGAGTAGTAGTAGTTCCCCGGCGGCAGGAACTGTCCGGCCACATTCTGCGTGACGCTGCACGATGGCGCGTTGGGTGTGTTGGGTGTGGTCGCCACATTCCATCCGGCAATATTCACCGTCCACACCATCGGATTGGTGATTGCGGTAATGGTGCCGGTGTAGACGTAGGGTGCGAGGGTGATTCCGCAGCCGCCGACGCCTTGCGGATCGAGCGTGGAACCGAACACGTGGCGGCAGTTGGGTTGCGCGTACACGCCGAGCGGGCGTTGCAGCATCCACATGGACGATTGCGCCTGCGCCTGAAATCCGTCTTGTGTCGCATTCACCGTGGCCACCAACCCGGAGAACACCCACAGCACGCCATACGCGGGATTCATCCAGCTACAGAATCCGAATGACACCTGTGCATTGTCGTACAGCCCGGCGAGCACGTCCGACTCTTGCATCATCGGCAGCCACGCCGCGCGCGTTTGCACGTCGCCGACGGTCGCGTTATTCGTGAGCGTGAGCTTGATACCGGACAGGCCAGCAGACGGGACAAAGGTTTGCGTGGCGACGGTCAGCGGCGAGTCGTGATCGGTGAAAAACAGCGTCACGCCATCGGCGCGTGTGACTTGGCAGACGGTGGCCACATAGCCGGCCTTGATGTCCGCCGCAAGGCTCGGGCTGAGCGCCTTCACTCGAATACCTCCACCAGCTTGATCGTGTCCATGATTGCGGCTGATACGGTCGGCGTAGCCGCATTCGCCAGCGCATACCCAGCCGTCGAATCGAACCGCGCAACAAGACTGTAGGTGCCAGACGCCACGAGGTTGGTGCCGTACATGGGCGCATTACCTGCGGTGAAGGTGATCTGCGGCGCGCCGTTGACTACCTGCAACGTACCATTCGACGGCGTGAGCGTCAGCCCGTCCAGATGGAATAGCGGATGATTCAACCCGGCCAGCGGGATCAGCGACGGGTATTGCAGTGTGCCCGTGCCGTTCACGGACGGCGCAGGAACGCCTACAGCGGTCGCGCTGGCGTCGGTATAGGTCAGTGTCGCACCCACGTCTGCCAGCAGCCTCAGCGAGCCGCTCACGCGGCCATAGACGCGGTAGCCGATGGCGCTCACCACTGCCGCCCAGTTGAGCGTGACGCCGCCGGCAGATGTCAGCGTGCGCTGCGCCGTCGGGCTGGCCGTGGTTTCGCCCTGCGCATTGTAAGCGGTCACCGCGTAGGTGTACGTCCCGGACGCCAGCGTGCCGGATGTGGTGGACAATGCTGGCGCGGCAGGCGGATTGATCTGCGTACCTGCGCCGAAGCTGTAGTTGGTGAGTGTGTTGTGCTCCGGGTCGGTGAACAGGAACGACCGCAACTGGCCGCCCATCTGATTCCAGAAGGACAGCAGGGTTTCCTTGTCCTGCCACGTCAGGTTCCGGCCCGGAATCTCCCACGCTAATCGCGGGAATCCATACCGAAGCAGTCGGAATTCAAATGCCGAGTTCCCGACGACCGCCGTCGGCAGGTTCACCGTGACCTTGATCTTGTTGAACCGGCTGCCGAACTGCAACGCCGGGAAGGACTGGCCGCTGAATGCCATGCGTCACCGGAGGTTGTAGTTGGCCGACGCGGTGCCAAGCATCATCGCCAGTTCGCGCTTGACGCCATCCATTGCACCGAGCACGGACTGCGAATCCATCGCGTTGATCGACAGGTTGATGGTGTGGCCACCCAATCCACCGCCGCGCACGGCATCGGCTGCGCCAGCCGGAATGATCATTTCGCCCTTGTGAATTTGCGCCACCATGTCGTGCGGGATGTAGTTGGAACCCACGTCGAACGATGGGATGCCAAACAGCGATCCGAGGAAGTTGCCGACCCCGCTGAAGATGGTGCTAAAAATGCTGCCGATGCCGCCCATGCCGCCACCTTGCTGTGGCGCGCCTTGCGTCTGCGCGCTGCCAACATTGCCGAACAGGCTAGAGAACCACGACAGGATGCCGCCGCCAACGGTGCCGCCCTGCGCGCCGGCTTGCCCGGTTTGGTTGTTGTTGCCGAACAGCATGCTGGTGAGCTGTTCGGATAGCTGCTTGGAGATCGCCTGATTGATGCCGGACAGGATTTCGTTGTTCAGTTCGGCCAGCATCTTCTTCCACGACTGCTTGCCGAGCATGAGATTCTGGAAGAAACTCTCGAACCCGTGCTGGAACGTGTCCTCGATGGACTTCTGCAACTCGGACATTTGGTGACCCATGTCCTTGATCTTTTCGATCTGCGTTTGCAGATTCGCGATCAGCGTCGGGTCTTTGAGCGCGTCGGCGTACTTCTGCGCCGCTTCGGCCACCCTCTCCATGCCCGGAGCCATCTGAAGCTGCAAGGCGATGTCCTGATTCTCGCCCTGCGACTTGGTGAGCGATCCGACCTTGACGCGCGCGGCGATCAGTTCTTCTTGCGCGCGTAGCTGCTCCTGCAACTTGCGCAGGGCTTCCATTTGCGTGTCGTAGCCGGCTTCATTCGCTTTCTTTTCACCCAGCGCCTGCAACTGCGCCGCTGCATCGCCCATACCGTTGCGCTTGGCAATGGCAGCGAACTGCGCAAACTTTTCCAGGATGGCATCCGGCGAATCCTTGTCGTCGGCATGCAACGCGGCGAGTGCTTCCTTGAGTTGTTTGGCGTTGTCCTGCAACTCCCTGAGCGCCTCCTTTTGCAGGTCATCCTTCGCCGCCTGCTGTGCGTCCTGTGCGTCCGTGCCGGCACGTCCGCGACGGCCACCACTACCGCCACCACTGCCGCCAACCGAAGGCACCCCCGCAGGCGCAGTGCCCATCTTGTTTGCCTGCGCCAGCAGCTTCTTGAGCGCGTCCATTTGTGGATCGTCCGCGCCGTTCGGTGCGCGTGGCGGTGCGTCTGGCGAGAGGATGCCCAACTTCACCAGCGCTTCGTGCATGTAATCGGTCGCGCCCTTTTCCAGCGTGGGGTGCGCTTCCTCGTAGGCGAACATATCCGCGCGCGCTTGGTCGCGGGATTGATAGCCCTTCACGGCTTGTTTTTCCTCGTTACTGAAATGTTCAGCAATTTTGCGGTCGATTTTCGATGCCCACCGCATGCCGGGGAAATCATAGAATTTCGCCCCCATGTTGTAGGCACTCGCCATTACCTTGGCGAATCCAGTATGGACACGTGTAAAAAACCAATCGAACTGGGCCGCAAGCGACAGCAATAATTCTTCCAGATAACTCTGGATGGACTTCCCTGCTACTTCCACGTTGCGAACGATGTAGCCAAGTGTAAAGGTGGCGAGGAAAGCCGCCGCCATCCGCGCCAGCGTGGCAATGACGCCCTTGGCCGCTGTCGCCCACGTCGCATTCGTTGCGACAGCCGCTTCCTCGTTCGCAACAGCGGCGCCCTTGGCAGCCTTGCTGACGATGCCGAACCATTCCGCCACCGTGCCCAGCTTTCCCACCAGCGCCGTGAATCCTTTGACGCCGAGGAACAGGCCCAACGCGCCGGCTGCCGTGGCAATGACGGAAGTCATCTTCGGCCACGCGGTTGTCAGTTCGTTGAGGAACTTCAGTAGTTCGGTGAATGCCTTGATGGCATCCGTCACCAATGGCAGGAAGGTAGCGCCGAAGTTGGTTTCCAGCGTTTGCAATGCGGCATGGAACGCGGTGACATTGGCCGCTGCCGTCTGGGTCACAACATCCTGCGCTTGCTGGCCGGCAGCCGATTGCGCGGTGCGTTCGCGCATGGCCGCGATGCGTCCCGCCGTCTGCGGGTTGGCCGCGGTGAAGGCCAGGTTGCCCACGTTCACGCCGCCGGTCGGGCCGAATAGCTGGATCGACAGCCGCCCCAGCGCTTCCTGCAACCCAGCTTCGGTCGAGATATCGCCATACATCTTCGGGCGCTTTTCGACGTAGGCCACCATCGCCGGCGCGAGTACGTCTTGCAGCCACCCGAACGGATCGCGGATGCCCTGTTGCGATCCCTTGATCTTGATGAGTGAGTTCAGCGACGTGGTGGTGGTCTTGCCCACCGCGCTACCGCTGTCGATCATTCCCATCTGTTCGAGCAACTCGAACGTGACCTTGTTGATCTTGCCGCCGATCAGCGTCTTCAAGACTTGCGTCATCGCGGTGCCGGCTTGGCTCACGCCACGGCCACCGCCGCTACCGCCACCGCCCATATTGATTAGCTGCTCGCCAAACGCCAACCCAGACGTAATGCCTTGATCGGTCGCCAACTGCGCGCCGCCGTATTTGTACTGGCGCAGCACTTGCTCCTGCTTGGCCAAATCCATGCGGCCTTGCGACGCCTCGACAATCCGCGTTGCCAAGTCGGACGCCTGCATGAAACCGGCACTCGATCCCGTCAACCCGCGCACCTCGGCCAGCGTGGCCATGTTGGTCACGATGTCGCGGATGCTGCCGTGCGTGACGTACTGCACCGCGACCGCGTTTTGCAGCAGGCGCGGCAGCACGTCGGTAATCAGCTTTTCGTTGTCCTGACCCGTGCCCAGAGTCAACGCGCGATAGGCTTCCATCGCATCCAGACTGCTCACCTGCGGATTCTGCTGCGCCAAGCGGTTGGCAGTGGCGCGCGCGAACTCGGCTTGATCCTGCGTGAACCCGGCCAAGCGCATCTGCGCCATCTGCGATTGCATGTCCGAAGCCGCCTCGAACGACTTCGTGAGGCCGTGCTCGATCTTGAACGCGGCCCACAGTTCGGCCATGCCCTTGAGCGATGAACTCACGTCTCCGATTTTGCTTTGGAAGCGCCCTGCTGCCCGCGTCGCCGCTTCCATCGCTTCGGTGCCCGCACGCATGCCGGCGGCGCTGGTGACCGCCGAGCGGCCCAGCAGCGTGAACGATTCGACCACCGCGCCCAGCTTGGCTTCCAGTCCGCCCAGCCGCTGCGCCAGCGTGCTCAGGGTTCCGGTCAGCTTGACAGTGCCTTCACCTGCGGCGGATACTGAACGTCCAAACGACGTTGCGCCCGTGCCGAGCTTCTTGAAGCTGGCACTGACCTTATCGGCAAGCGCGGTCAGCCCTTGCAGTTTTTCCATGAACTGCGCGAGCGGCGCGCTGGCCAGATCGGCCAGCGACAGGCGCATCGCGATTTGCATATCAGCCATGGGTCACCGGAGGCCAGCAATGAAACGGTTCACGGGATGGGTGTTGCAGAGGGTGTTGCTCGCGGGATTGCTCGCGGCGGCCAGTTCGACTCGCATTGCAAAGCCCTCGTTGGCCGTGGGGGATGTGGTTGTCAGTGACACCGGGATGATCTTTGCCACGCCAGAAGTGTTGAACGGCTTTCAAGCGGCAGGCAATCACGGTATCGGTGCAATCGACTTGCAGGTGCCGAAAACAGACGATCAGATGCAATATGCGGGCGGCTTGATCTTCGAGCCGAAAACGTTGCGCTACCGCATCCTCGCGATAGTGCATTGGAATGGGAAAACGCTCGCCTTCGTTCGCACGCTGGCAAAGGGAACCAACCGCGACGACCACACAGGATGGAACTGGCTCGCGGTGTACCGCAAGCCGTAGTCGTTAACCTTCCGCCAGCTTGTTGACCGCCTGCGCGGCCTCCTTCGATCCGAACGCCATGCCACACCCCAGCGCAATCGCCTGCGCCTGCGCTGCCACCGTGCGCGCCCGGTCGCGCTGTATAGCGCCGATATACGCCTTGACCTGCGCTAGGGTGTAACCGTCGATGTCGGCGCGGCTGTGCCCCCCGGCGAGGAGGACGGCGATGGCGTCGAACCAGCCGGCAGTTCCGCCGCGTTGAACAGCGGCATCATTCGACGGGTGAAAAAATCCGCGTTCACCTCAACCACCGCCTTCGCCAGCTCGTAACCCACGTCCGCGCCGAGTGAGTCGAACCACGCGCGATCCTTCTTGATCGCGAAGCCCAGCAGCGTCAGCGCGTCCTCGCCCGTGTCGGCGATGATGTCCACCAGTCGCGACGCCCAGTCCGCCGCCACCCACAACTGCTCGTCGGGTTTCACGCCCACGATGCTGGCACCGGCCAGCGCCTTGGCGATGGGTTGCAGCAGTTTGGTCACGCGCGGAATCTGTCCGAACGTGAACGGAACGATGCGCAGGGTTTCAGCCCCGACCGAGAACTCCCGGCCGGGGTCGAGTACGTCAAGATCGGTCATGCGTTACGCCTTGGTGATGTTGAAGAACACGCTGCGCGGATTGCCCGGCACGAACGCCACCGTCGGATCGATCAGCACCTTGCCGTCGAGTTCGAGCGGTTGATCCTTCTTGCTCACGATGTCGAGCATCTTGGCCGCGTCGAACATCACGCGGTAAATCTGGAAGGACACCGCAGCGAACGCCGAACCGCTGGAGTCGGTGAACGGGTTGGCGACGTTTTTGGCGTCCACGCGCACGAACCATTCCTGCGGCGCTGCGGTGAACGCACCAATCGAACCGCTGGTGGCTGCGTAGGTGTAGTTGGCAGTCAACGGGATGGCGACGCCAGCCGCGAACGCGGCCAACTTGCCACCGGACAGCGCGGTGTAGCTGCCGTAGCTGCCATCCAGCGAGTAGTCGGTTCCTGCCGTGAGCGCACCGCCCAGCGTGGACGTAGCCGCCGCACCCGAACCCGCGCCCGTCACCGTGATCGCCGGAGCCGTCACGTAGCCGCTGCCCGGATTGGTGATCGTGATGCCTGTCAGCGCGCCACCCGTGATGATCGGCACGCCGGTCGCCGTCACGCCACCGCCCGGAGCTGCGGCAAAGGTGATCGTGGTCGTGGCCTGCGCGTAGCCAGTGCCTGCCGTGGTGATCGTGGTAGAACCGACCGAGCCGGACGCGATGGCGAGCACGAGGCCCGTGACGCCGATGTTTTGCAGGTAGCTCTTGCTACCAGCGTAGGCGTTCGACAGTTCGCCGGACACGGTGCCGCCCGACGGATTGGCAACCGGCTGCGTCGCCCACAGGGCCGCTTGCAGGTTCCGGGTTGACCATTGCGACATTTGCAGCTTGATGTCGGCGTCGATGGACACCGGCGCGTGCAGCGCTAGGAAGCCGTAGCCTGTGTTGTTCTCGGTCACGTCCGCGAACTGCTGCTTGATCGACAGACTGATGCCCTGAATGTCGCCGACGTTGAAGAAACCGCCGTTGAGTGCGCCGGCGGTCAGGCGCGGCGCGATGTTCACGTTACCTTGACCGACGTAGTAGACGGTATCGGTTGAGGGAGAGGCCATGGTGGAATTCCTTGATGGATGGACAGCGCAAAGGCCCACGCACCCGGCGCAGGAATGGAAAACTCAGGGGGAGAAACAAAAAGTCCCGCAGTGCGCGGGGCGTGTCAGGTGGTGCGCGTCGGGCGCGTTACGCGATGGCCGAATCCAGTAGGAATGTCAGGTGATACCCCAACCGATCCGGGTTGAGCACCACCAGCTTGCTGCGCGCCCAATACCACCGCTGCCCGGTCGGGCTGGTCTGGCCGTGAATGGCCGCGATGATGGATTCCAGCAACGGCAGCTGGTTGGCGATCAGGTCTTGTTGCGTGGAATACGGAACGTACAGCATCACGGCGAACTGCAATGCGGTCGTCGCATTGATCGGAACCTGCCCGATGCGTTGATCTTGCGTGTTCTGCGCGCCGTCGTGGAGCACCCATGCGGCTGGCAGCGGAATCTTGGTCAGGCCCGGATCGGGCGTCTTGCCACCCAACAACAGCCCCGTACTGCTGGCGAGCGCAGGGATGGCCTGCAAGCGCGTGTAAAGATCATTGATCGACTCGGCTATCACGTGTCGGCCTTCGCCTCTCGCGCCACGTCTGCGGGCTTGTACGCGCGGATAACGTCGGCCCTGCGTGCACGTTCAGCGCCCACCAGCCAATCGGCCACGTCGTCGGGCAGATCGACCCATGTGCCCGCCGGGTACAGGATGCCGTTGTGCGTGTGGTCAGTGAATACGAGGACGCGCTTCATGCTGTTGTGCCTGTGCGGAAGAAGTTCAGGAAAACCGCCTCGTAAAGCTCAGCAGACTCAGGCCGCCATCCGAGGAACTCACGCGCCGGCATGCGGAACGTCCCTTGCTGCAAGTCGGTCGCGTAGAAAATATCCGTGCCGATTGAAACGCCATCGCGCGAAACTTCGTAGCGGATGCTGTTCATTAGTTCGCCCGTGTCCCACAGCAATCCTTGGGAAACGTTCCCTTTTATCGAACGTTCCGCCAGCCGCTGTTCCGACCACGGTTCCCATGCTTCGCCAAATGGCGATGCCTTGATATCGATGATGCGTTTGTAAACTTCACTGACTTCCGCATCGCCGATGAACGTCAGCATGTTCTCTGGCTGCGTGATTCTTACCAGCAACCGCCCCAACTCTTGCATTACCTGCCGATCATTGACGGTCAGGCCCATGGCTCACGCATCCGGCTGGTATGGGCTGCCCGCGATCATGTGCCCGTAGGGCGTGAACTCGACCGCATCGGCCTTGTACGTGTAGCCGTTTTCGTCCGTGATCAGATCGCCTTCCTTGATTGCGCCATCGGTGAAGATCG